TAGGGATGCTGGGATTACTACTTGGGTAGACCATGAGTTATCAATGGAGATAAAGCATATAGGCGCATACACATACTCGTGGGATAACATAGAGAAGAAAATATGAGTTATACAAACTATACAGACTTACAGGCATCAGTCGCTAGTTACTTAGGTCGTAGTGATTTGACTACAGAGATTCCAGACTTCATTCGCTTTGCAGAACTGCGATTAGGTAGAGAGTTAAGAACTAGACCGATGTTAAATTCAGCAACAGCACCAACGATAGCGAATGATGCTAAGGTTGCATTGCCTACAGATTTCCTAGAGATTCGTGATTTGTTTATCCAAGGTAATCCGAGAAGGCCATTGACTTATATGTCTCCTAGTGCATTTTCAAGAGAGGCTAGGGCTGATATTATTGGACTACCTGTATTCTATACAATCCTAGCATCAGATTTTAAATTTGCACCGATACCAGATGCAGCCTACACATTAGAGATTCTATACTATGCAAAGCCTACATTCTTATCAAGTTCTAATGCCTCAAATGTATTCCTAGCAAACTATCCTGATGCACTTCTTTATGGATCATTAATCGAGGCAGAACCTTATTTAATCAATGATGCTAGGTCACAGTTATGGGCAACCTTATATGATCGAGCAATTAAGAATATCTCTGATGCAGACCAAGGTGGCGAGTATTCGGGTATCCCCTTACAAATGAAGATAACTTAAAAGGATTTTATCATGTCAGAAATAAGTAACTATCTTGAAAATGCGCTAATTAATGGCACATTACGAGCGACAACTTTTACTGCACCTGCTGCTGTCTATGTTAGTTTACATACTGCTGATCCAACAGACGCAGGTTCAGGAACAGAAGTAAGTGGTGGCTCTTATGCAAGACAAGCTGCTACATTTGGCGCGCCTAGTAATGGTGCATCAACTACAACTGCTGATATTACATATCCACAGGCAACGGCAGGGTATGGCACAGTAACGCATATTGGTATTTTTGATGCACTAACAACAGGTAATCTTCTTTATCATTCTCCTTTAAATACTTCTAAAACGATTGATACTGGCGATATTTTTAAGATAACTTCAGGTAGTTTGACAGTAACACTTGCATAATGCCAGCAGATTATTGTGGCCCATTTACGATAGACAGCATTGATCTATTTGGAACATTAGAACAGATAACAATTAGCTTTGATGATCCGATATGGAACTCACCAAATACTTGTGTTCTTTATGGTGATGGTGCAATAGATGGTAATGCAAATGTAGTAGCAAATGGGTTTGCAATACGCAATGGTGAGGCAGCGATTGATGGAACAGGATCAGTAGTCTCAGATGCAATACGAATAAGAACTTCTGAGGGCGCAATAACAGGCACAGGAACAGTTGTTGCAGAAGCAATTAGGACACGCACAAGCTCTGGTGATATAAATGGTACAGCAACAGTTGTATGTCTTGGTGGGGTGCAATATAACGCAGAAGCTATTGTAAATGGTCAGGCTCTAGTAGTTGTAAATGGAAATGTAGTTTTCTCAGGTATTGGTGTAATAAATGGTAATGCTGTAGTTATCTGTAATGGTAGGGTAATGGGTGACGAGTGGGTAGATGAGACTGTAGGTGCAGAAACTTGGTCGGCAATGAGTATTGAAAGTACCACATGGACAAACCAGATTACAGGTGCAGAAACTTGGACAGCAGTAGCTATTGAGAGTACGACTTGGACAAATCAGACGAATGGAACTGAGACATGGCAATAAGTAGAATATCGTTTGGCGAATGGACTCCTGATCAACCAGGCACTACAAATGGACTTCAGAGAGCAGAGAATGTATTTCCAAAGGCTGTAGGATATGGCCCAATACAGTCGGCTGTTAATTATTCGGGTTCTGCATCAGAGAACTTAACTAATGTTGTTGCTGGTAAGACAGTCAATGGTGCTACATTAGTGTTTGCAGGTGGTGCAACAAAACTATTTAAATTAGATGCAACAGACTTATCTTTAGATAATGTATCTAAGGCAAGTCGAACAATCACAACGGTAGCAAGAAATACAAACATAACAACGATTACGACATCAGTAGCTCATGGGTATTCTGTAACTGATAGTGTAACTGTTACTGCGGTTACGAATACGAGCGTTAATGGCACTTTTACGGTAGCATCTGTACCAACTACAACAACCTTTACTTATGCCAACACAGGCACGAATATAAGCTCTGGTGCGGATACAGGCACAGTCGTTTTTACTTACACAACACCAACTAATCAGAGATGGAGATTTACGCAATTTGGAAATGTAATTATTGGTGCAAATGGTGGGAATAGATTACAAGGACTCAATCTAAACTCAGCATCGACATTTCAAGATGTGGCAGCAGATGCACCTCAATCTCGTTATGTAACAGTAGTTCGAGACTTTGTTGTTTCAGGTTATGCAGGTATAGATTATCCAAATCGAGTGCAATGGTCGGCTTTAGGTGATGAGAGTTCATGGACTACTTCAGCAACAACGCAAGCAGACTTTCAAGATATTCCTGATGGTGGTTCGGTTGTAGGATTATCTGGTGGAGAGTTTGGTCTAGTATTCTTAGATAGGTCAATTCATCGAATGTCTTATATAGGTAGTCCTTTAATTTTCCAATTTGATAATATCAGTAGGAATCTAGGATGCTATGAAGCTAACTCAATCATCCAGTATGCCGGTACTACATTCTTCTTATCAGACGATGGATTTTATGCTTGTGATGGTCAAAAGATCATTCCGATTGGTAATGAAAAGGTAAATCGGTTTTTTTATGATGATATTGATGAGGGTTTATTACCTTTAATGTCATCTGCTATAGACCCATTTAGAAAGCTAGTAGTTTGGGCTTATGCCTCAAACTCATCAGCAACTGTCGATAAATTGCTTATATACAATTTTGAAAATAATCGTTGGTCTAGTGGATTAACTACTGCAGATCGAGTAGCTACATCATCATCCCCAGCATTTACTTTAGAAGGTTTAGACATTTTTGGTAATTTAGAACAGATTAATTCTAGTTTTGATAGCCGTTTATGGCTTGGTGGCAAGATGCAGTTTGCTGGTGTAGACCAGACTAAGATTGTTACTTTCTCAGGTGATGCAATGACAGCAACTATTGAGACAGGTGATATAGAAGTGCCAGGAGCAACCTCAGCAATCACTATGGCAAAGCCGATTGTAGATAATGGTTCAGGTAATGTAGCATTACTTTCAAGAAGGCTTTTAAATGAAACAACTGTATTTGGCTCACAAACTGTTGCAAACTCAGAAAATCGTGTAAGTATTCGTGGCGTAGGTCGTTATCATCGGTTACAATTAACACCAACAGGTAGCTGGACTACAGTCGTAGGGGTGGACATAGACTTAAATGGACTAGGAACTCGATAATGTTTAGACGATTACCTCCTTTCGGTGGCGATCAGCGAGCAGTCGCTGAGATCGTCAATGGCATTATGGATGGTAAAACCAACAATATTGGTACTGTTACATTAGCTACAGGTAATGCAACTACGACAACGATTACAGATGCAAGAATTGGTATAGAGTCAGTTATATTATTAGCACCTAGTTCGGCTGCTGCTTTTGCTGATACTGCGCCTTATGGAGCGTTTCAAGACTCTACAGACCAAACGGCAGCAAGCACTACAGTTGCATATCCAATGACATTTAACACCACAGATTTTTCTAATGGTGTTTATTTGTCTAATAGTAGTCGTTTAAATGCTAGAAATGCTGGTATTTATAATGTGCAGTTTAGCGTACAGTTACAAAATACAGATAACGCACAACATACTGTAGATATTTGGTTTAGAAAAAATGGTACTGATATTACAGCATCAAATAGTATGTTTACTGTACCAGCAAGAAAAAGCGCAAGTATTTATGGCCATCTTATTGCAGCCATAAATTATTTTGTAGAACTTGCAGTAAATGATTATGTAGAAATTGTATGGCGAGCAGAAAGTACAGATGTTTCAATAGAACAACTGCCAACGCAAACTAGCCCAACAAGACCAGCAACACCATCTGTTATAGCAACTGTGCAGTATGTAGCACCTAATGCAATGGACAATGTGTATATTAGTTCTCAAACTAACGGAAGTGCAGTAGTTACTCATTTTGCCAATAGTACGGCTAGTAAAACTTATAAATATATTATAGTAGGATAAAGGAAAAATTATGGCTGAAATTGTCACAACCACAGGTAAATCAGAGGTAGATCCAGCGTTACTACCTTACCTTACACAAGGTTTAAAAAGAGCTGAAAGTCTATTCTTAACAGGAAACCAACCGACTTATTTTCCTGGTCAGACTTATGTTAGTCCAACGGCTGCCACGACTGATGCTCTTGCTCAACAGGAGGCTTTAGCTAGGCAAGCAAATCCTCTCTTGCAACAAGCACAGCAAGCGTTTCTAACATCAATGGGACAACAAGGGCAAACGGCATCGGGTGCTTTTTTAAATGCTAATCCTTACCAAGCACAGATGATGCAAGCAGCTACTAGACCATTACAACAAGCATTTAGCGAGCAAGTATTGCCAGGCATATCAAGTCTATATTCGAAGTCTGGGCGATTAGGTTCAGGATCAATGGAGAGAGCATTAGGATCAGCAACAGAAGGCTATACTCGTTCTTTAGGTGACATTACTGCAAATCTTGCAGGTAGTCAGTATCAAGCTGAAAGAGCTTTACAAGAGAGAGCGCAAGTAACACAGGCAGAATTAGCTAAACAAGCACCATCTATTTATGGACAACAATTCTTACCATCACAGACTTTGGCTGCAGTAGGATCACAACAAGAAGCAATTGCAGGACAGCCTTTACAAGAGCAGATGTCAAGATTCCAATTTGGTCAGCAACTACCTTACCAACAGTTACAAGGGTATCTATCGAGTGTTTATGGTAGTCCGATGGGTGGATATGGTTCACAAACTCAACAGACACCTGTATATCAAAATAGGGCTGCCGGTGGATTAGGTGGTGCTATAGCAGGTGGCATGGGTGGTTATGCACTAGGGCAAGCGTTTCCAAATTTAATATCTTCAGGTGCTGGTGCTGGGATAGGTGCAGGTATAGGTGGTTTATTAGGTGGTGGATTCTTTTAAATAAAACTAAGGTAAAAAAATGACACTAGAAGAATTCATGCAACAACAGGCTACGCAAAGAGGCTATACAAAGTCACCTTTGCGATATGTCTATGAAGGTTTTGATGGTGGACAAGAAGAAATAGATCAAAATAGGGTAGATTTTCAACAGTTATTACCTATTTTAAAAAGAATTGACCCGATGTATGGGGTAATGGAAGATTATCAAGTAGGAGAGGCTGATGCACCATCTTATGCACAGCGTTTTGCAAGTCGAGAAGAAGAATTAAAAAATGCTTATTATGCAGACCCTAGTAATTTTATTGAGACAAGAGCAACTCCGATTGCAACAGGAATAAATACTTTTAATGAAGGTAATGAAGATCAAAAAAGAATAGTAGATCAAATTAATACTGGTCAATTAGTAATAGTGCCTGTAACTTATACATCTGATTTTTTAAATAGTGATGCAGGTGCAGTTCAAAAACAAACAACTACAGGATATGAATTAAAAGATGCAAGAACAGGTCAAAAAATACAGGATGTAACACCTGTAGATGCAGAAAAAGGAATTTTTAATGTAGTTGCAATTGACCGAAATTCAAGTGGGTTTTTTAATAATTATGTTTCTACAGATCCTAAAGGCTTTGTTAATCCTATAGTTAGTGAGCAACAATCACAATATGAAAGTAGCCCAAATAGTAGTTTAAACTTTATTAAAGATAGTATTAAAGGTTTGCTATCAATGGCAGCGATTGCTGCTACTGCTGGTGGTGCTGGTGCAACTCTTGGAAGTGTTTTAGGAACAGGCACAACAGCAGGTAATCTAGCATTAAACGCAGGAGTAAATTTATTAAAACAAGGTGTTACTGGTCAATTTGACCCTTTAGGATTAGCAACAAGCACAGCATTAAGTTATGGAGCAGGAGCTTTAGGCGCAGATGCAGTACCAGGAGGAAACGAGTTTGCTGGCATGACTTCTGCAGATTTAGCTAGTTTAGACGCAACTGGTTTAATCAATTCATTTGCTGATGCTGGATTAACTGCATCTGAAATAGACCGATTAACACGAGAAGCAGTTGAAACAGGTACACAGTTTGATGCTTATACAAGCCCTATAGATACTCCAGTAATAGTACAACCCTATGATGCACAATTAATAGACCCAACTACAGGAGAACCGTTTGGTTCAATTGAAGCACCATTAGTAGATAATTTTGTGCCAGCAGGTAATGAGTTTGCAGGGATGAGTCCTACAGATTTGGCTAGTTTGGATTCTACAGGCATTTATACCCCATCTGGCAATGAGTTCGCAGGTATGACTTCTGAAGATTTAGCAAGGCTAGATTCTACAGGAATTTATACTCCAGCAGGTAATGAATTTGCAGGAATGACATCTGAAGATTTGGCTAAGTTAGATTCTACTGGTACTGGTAGTTTTGGTTTAAGTCCAATGCAAGCTCTAAGAGGATTAAGTGCAGCTAAGAGTCTTTTAGGTACAGGTCAAGAACAAGCAGCAGCACCGGCAACACAATTTAGAGGAACTCGTATGCCATCAGGTCAAGTAGACTATTCTGGGATACTAGGTTTATTACAAATGCAATCACCTCAACGACGATCTTTATTAGGATAAAACATGGCACAAGATTTTTTATCTCAGTTATTTGGTGGACAACCAGATTATTCACAATTTATAAGTCCTCAACAGTCTCAGCAAGCGCAAAGTAATGCTTTAACAAGTGCAGGACTCAATGCAGCTATAGCTTTACTTGGTGCATCAGGTCAAACAAATAGACCAGTTAGCACAGGTCAGGTATTAGGTACTGCATTAAGCGCAGGTCTTGGTGGCTATCAATCTTCTTTTGATAATCAATTAAGACAGATGTTGGCACAAGGGCAGTTATCAGATATACAAGATAAAAGAGTTTTAAGAGAGCAACAAATTAAAGATATTAGGACTAAAGAATTAGCGCAACAACAATTAACGGCAGCATTAGCCTTACCAGACCCAATAGCCAAGATTGATGCCTTGAGAGCATTAGGTCGTTTTGATTTAGTAAAAGATTTAGCAGAAGGTCAAATAAAAGTAAGACAATCAGGATTAGGCAGACCAGTAGGCGAGGCAGAAGCACCAAGTCCATTTACACCATATCTTACATCTCAAAGCCCAGAAGTAAGAATACAAGCACAACAGTATGATCAAGGTTTTAGATCAGGTAGGATTACTGAAGATATGGTTGATAGGCTTACTCCTGCATTGGCTACCATGCAAGCTTCATTTAATCAACAACTAGAAAGTCGTGCAGATAGGTTAAGCAGAGAAAAAAGAGAGGCTAACGAGAGAGCTGATAAACGACTAGAAGGCAAGAAGCCAACAGAGTCAGAGCAGAAAGCATACGGATTTGCACAGAGGATGGAACTTTCAGATCAACTTCTTACAAATTTGGAAAATCAAGTACTTAAAGAAGGTCTAGATACAACAGTATTATATCCAACAGCAACATCACAAGCAGCAGGTAAAGTTCCTTTAATTGGGGATTATTTAAGAACACAAGTTACAAGTCCAGTACAACAGCAATATCGTCAAGCGCAAGAAAACTGGGTAAGAGCCAACTTGAGAAAAGAATCAGGTGCAGTAATTGGTTC